CGCCGAGAAACCTTTTAACGGCCATGCAGGGTTTCACATTTGGGCGGCGTATTCCTACAGCCCGAATGCGGCCTGGTCGATCCTGGCGCGCGAATTTCTCGAATGTCGCAAGGATTCCGAAGCGCTGCAGACATTCACAAATACCGTTCTCGGCGAAACCTGGGAAGAAGAAAGTGAAAAAGTAGATTGGGAATCGCTTTATGAAAGGCGCGAGGATTACCCGGCGCCGGCGGCCGGCGGCCAGGTAATAACGGCTGGCGTGGATGTGCAGGCCGACCGGCTCGAAATGGATGTGCAAGCATGGGCGCCCGGCGAGGAAAATTATCAAGTCGAATATATATTGATATATGGCGACACCACGACGGCACTTCCATGGAACGATTTAGCGAAAGCGCTCGGCCGGACCTATATCAATAACGCCGGCCTGGAATTGCATATCTCATGCACTTGCGTCGACTCCGGATATAACACCGATTATGTTTATGCGTTCTGTAAGAAACAAAGCGCCAGGCGCGTATATGCCACAAAAGGACAGGCCGGATCAGGTCTACCGGTGGTCGATCGAGCGCAAAAAAAGAAGACTGGCAACAACCCGGCGCCGGTTCGACATTTCAACATCGGTGTAGACGGCGCCAAGTCAATAATTTACCATCAGCTACGATTAGATGAGGCAGGACCAGGATATCGGCACTTTAACCGCGATTTGGGTCCGGAATATTTCGAAGGCTTAACGGCTGAGAAAATAGTCACCAAAAAACGGCGAGGTTTTTCATTCCGTGAATGGCACAAGATCCGACCGAGAAACGAGCCGCTTGATACCGCGGTCCTGAACCTGGCAGCGCTTAAAATTCTAAATCCTACATGGCAAGCACTCAATCAACCCGAGCAGCAGCAACCCGCGAAACCAGTAACGGCGGCCGCCGGCGATTACGGTTTCACGCGCCGCAGCGGCCGCGGTTTCGATAGGCGTTAAGCGATGAGCGACGACATCACATTGGCCGAGGCGCAAGAACAGCGCGATCTTTACCTGGCCGCCTCGAGGGCGATCGCGATCGGGAAATCCTACACGATCGGCAATCGGCAATTGACCCGGCTCGACTCTACCGAGGTGCGTAACATGCTGACCTACTGGCAACGTGCCGTGCGATCGCTTTCCGCCGCGGCGAATTCCAGCGTAGACGGCGGCGGATTTAAGGTAGCAAAATGGACGTAATTACTCGCTTCCTGCAGGTAGTAAATCCCAAGGCTGCCGCGACCAGGGCATTCTGGCAGGCGCAAACGGTCCGGCTTTATGAGGCGGCACAGAAAAACCCGTATCACCGAAAGCCTGGCCAGCAAGGATCAGCAGACAAATCCATGGATCACGCCCGAGGCAATATTCGCGACTGGGCGCGCTGGCTGGATGAGAATCACGACCTTGCGATCGGGATACTTGATAACCTGGTGAATAAAACCGTTGGCGCCGGCATTCAGGTGATGCCGATGGTCCTGGATCGCAAAAGCAACCGCGCGCTGCGCGAGTTGAACCGCGAAATCAATTTCCTATGGCGAGACTGGATCCGCAACCCCGAGGTGACGCACGAACTGAACTTTGCCGCGGTTCAACGGTTATCGGCGCGAACGCTTTACCGTGACGGCGAGATCCTGGCACAGCACGTACTCGGTAACACCGGGCGAGTTGTTCACGCCGGGAAAATACCCTATTCGGTCGAGCTGATCGAAGGCGATTTCCTACCGTTTGATTTCAACGACTCGAAGCGGAATATTACGCACGGTGTCGAGAAAACAGCCTGGAACCGGCCGCGCGCCTATCACCTTTTCAAAACCGTTCCCGATAACCGGCTTTCCGCAATACTCCGGCCGGATAGTACGGACCTAAAGCGAGTGCCGGCCGAGCGCATGATTCACGCCAAATTCACGCGCCGGATAAATCAGACTCGCGGCGTATCGGTTTTTCATGGCGTCGCGCATCGACTCGATGACATAAAAGATTACGAGGAAAGCGAGAGAATCGCGGCGCGTATCGGTGCGAGCTTTGCCGCGTACATTCAAAAGGGTACGGACTTCGATCCGCAGTCGGCCTATGCCGCCGACGGTGTAACCATGCGCGCCAATCGGACTATGGAAATGAAAGGCGGAATGATATTCGACGACCTACTGCCAGGCGAGAGCGTCGGCACGATCGACACGAATCGGCCGAATACGTCATTGATGGATTACCGAAACTCGCAAATGAAAGCAATCGCCGCCGGCACCGGCACGCAATATTCGAGCATAAGCCGCAATTATGACGGCACCTACTCGGCGCAGCGTCAAGAACTGGTTGAATCGATGGCGAGCTATGCCGCGATGCGTGAATACCTGGTCTATGCGATATTTCAGCCGATTTATGAGCAGTTTATAGTCGCGTCGGTACTGTCGAACAATCTACAAATCCCTGGCGGCCTGGAACTGTCAGACTTGTTTAGTGCCGGCTGGATCGCGCCGCCACAGCCATGGATCGATCCGGCGAAGGAAGCGGCCGCCGATGAAAAAGCGGTACAGAATCATTTTATCCCCTGGTCTCAAGTCGTGCTTCAACGCACCGGGCGCGACCCGATGATTGTCCTCGAGCAGATCCGCGAGGAGCAGGAGCTATTGAAAGATTTGATGCCCGCACCAGTCGCGGCCGAACCCGCACCAGCGCCGGCCGCCGACGCGCCGGCGCCCGACGCGCCCGCGACCGATGAGACCGACAACGCCGACAATGAGGCCGCATGATATGACCGATAAAATTATCAGCCGAGAAACCCGCGACAAGCTGTTGCACGAACCACAGTCGCGCTCGATGACCTTTGCCCGCAAAGGCATGGATGAAGATGCGCGCACGATCCCGGTATCGATATCAAGCGAGGAACCGTATCGCCGCTTTTTCGGTAACGAGGTATTGGTTCACGAAACCGAAGCAATCGATATGGTCCGCGCGAGCCGCGCCGAGGGCTTGCCGCTTCGCATCGATCACCGCGGGAAACTGATCGGCCGCGTCAAAAATATCACCCTGAAAAACCGGCGCCTCGAGGGCGTCGCGCACTTTTCAAAGAATTCAGCCGAGGCGCGGGAAGCCTGGGACGACGTTCGCGACGGCTTTATATCCGACACCAGCGTCGAATATGACATTATCGAAATTAGCGAAAATGTTGAAAATGATGATAATACGGTTAAAGTCACGCGATGGCGGCCAGTTGAGGCGTCAATAGTTGCGGTCCCTGCCGATGCTACGGTCGGGGTAAATCGAACCAGAGAGGTAAAAGTTATGACCACAGAAACGACCGACCAGGGCGCCGCGCCGAAAAAGAAAGGCGACGAACTGAATATTGCTGACTTCGAGGCTGCGCGCAAAGCCGGTAAAGGCGAAGGTTTCGAGCAAGGCCAGCGCGCCGCGACCGAGCGCATCACGAAAATTTATCGCAGTTACGAACCTTACCTGGCGCGCGCCGGCGTTTCGGAGCTGCGCCAAACCTGCATCGATGAGAATACCAGCGCCGAGCGTGCAAACGAGCTGCTGCTCGAATGGCTCGGCGGCGATCCGGAGCCGGCATCGCGCACGCGCGAGCAGGCGCCGAGCAGTCACGGCACGGTGCAAACCATTGCCGACGAGGCGGACAAGTGGACCGACGGCGTTACGCGCGCGCTCGAGTTAAAGGCCGATCTGTTCAAGGATCCCGACAAGGCGCGCGACGAGCGGCGAAACAACGAATTCTTTTCGATGTCGCTTTATGATATGGCGCGCGATTACCTGGTTCGCAATTCCATGCCGGTGAAAGGACTCGATCGAATGGGTATTGTCGGCGGCGCCTTCACTCGCGCCGGTGGTGGTCAATTCGGCACTTCGGATTTCGCGAACATTCTCGGCAATACCGCGAGCAAGTCGATGTTGATGGGATGGGATGAGGCGGCCGAAACCTGGCGCACCTGGTGCCGCATCGGCAGCCTGTCCGACTTCAAAGTCGCCGACCGCGTGAACCTGTCAAGCTTTTCCGACCTCGAGGAAATTTTGGAATCCGACGAGTACAAACGCGGCGCGATGTCGGATTTGAAAGAAACGATTCAGCTCGGCACCTACGGGAAAATGTTCCCGATCAGCCGGCAGGCGATTATCAACGACGACCTGCAGGCGTTCACCGCGATTCCGCGGAAAATGGGTCGCGCTGCCAATCGCAAGGTCGGTGATGTCGCCTACGCACTGCTGACCGGGAATCCGACGCTTAACCAGGACTCGACCGCGCTTTTTCATGCGGATCATTCGAATCTCGGCAGCGCCGGCGCGATCAGCGAAACGACCCTGGACGCATTCGGCGCACTGATGGCCGCGCAAACCTCGCCGGCACCGCGGGCAGGCGAAACCGGCGCGACGCTCAATATCGCGCCGAAATATCTGCTCGTTCCGCGCGCGCTGCTGATGTCGGCAACGAAAGCGATCAGGACCGTTACCGCGCCGGTGCAAGGCACGAACACTGGCGACCTTACCGTCAATACTCAATACGGGATGTGGACCCCGGTATGGGATGCCCGGCTTGATGCCTACAGCGCAACGACCTATTTCGCGCTGGCCGATCAAAACCTTTTCGATACGGTCGAAATTGCATTCCTCGATGGAGTCGAAGAACCTTTCCTCGATTCTGACGACGGCTGGAATATCGACGGCGTCGAATACAAGGTCCGGATCGATGTCGCCGGCGCCGTTCTCGACTATCGCGGCGCCGCTCGCAACACGACCAGCTAAGGCAGCCTGAAACTCGATTAACTTTACGGAGTAACGAACATGAAAAATTATATTGGGCCTGGCTCGACGATGCAGATCGCAGTCGGAAGTGCGCGCAGTAGCGGCGACGTGGTTGTCGAAAACGAGTGCATCGGCGTCGTTGCCGAGGATGCGACAACGACGCAAGTGCCGGTTATGCACATCGAAGGCGTTTTCAGGCTGGCGAAGGCAACGGGCGTGATCAACGCCGGCGACCTGGTCGACTGGGATGTATCGGCGGCAAATGTCGTCAAGGGCATCACGCCGGCGACCGGCGACGTCGAAAACTTCGGCCTGGCGATGGAAACCGTAGTTAGTGGCGCGACTTATATCAACGTCAAGCTGCTGCCCGGTTTCGGAACTTTCAACTAACCCCCCCGCGGCCGAACCCGGCCGCAAACCCTTGCGGCCGGCGCAGCCTGAATCACTGAGCCGGCCGCACTTTTTATGACTGTAGAAACCGACACCGACCGTTTAACGATACTCGCCGACTTTGGCGAGCCTGTAAAATTCTCGCCGGGCGCGGTATGGCCGAACCATGCCGACAGCGAAAGCGATGTCACGGTAATCTTCGACGCCGAATACGTCGAGGTTATCGGCGAGCGGACCAGGATCAACAGCGACAATCCTTTATGCGTCGGCCGCACTACGGATCTGGCTGGCGCCGAGCGCAATAGCGTTATCAGGCGGACCAGCACCGGCAAGCAATACAAAGTTGTTTCCGTCGAACCGGATGGCACTGGAATAACGCTTCTCGAACTGGAAGGCCCGCGCTAATGTCGGACGCACGATCAGAGCAAATCATGGCGGCGATCGAAACGCTGCTAACCGGATTAACCACGACCGGAACGAAAGTGCAGCGCGGCCAGGTCTACCCGCACCAGGCCGCCGATATTCCCGCTCTCGGTATTTTGATGGGCGCCGACACGGTTTCCGCCGAATATCAGACCGGCCTAGTCGACTGGGAATTGAACGTATTTGTAGAGAGCGTGCACCAGGTCGAGGCCAGCTATACCACGATGGGGTCCGGCATCGAGACAAAGCTGAACCTGATCAGAAAGGAAGTACACGCCGCGCTGCTCGCCGACCATACACTCGGTTTGTCGTTTGTGATCGACATCGAGCCAGGCAACGCCGGCCAGCCATTGCTGTCCGATTCCGGCAATATTCCATTCGGTTCACAAATGCTTTCGTTTATCGTACATTATCGAACCAGCCGCACGGACATATCAGCATGACGAACCCGATCAGAAAAATATGTAAGCCGCGATCAGGCGGGACTGTGACCATACAGCCGACGAAAAAACCAACCGAGGAAAAGCCCGATGGCAAAGCTACTCACGCGCCGAAAAGTTCTACTGGCAAAAGTTGAATCGACGTATAACACCGACCCGACACCGACCGAGGGATCCGACGCGGTATTGTGCGAGGGCTTAACCTGGGCAAGCGCCAACCTGAAAATGATCGAGCGGCCAGCGGTCCGCCCGAGTCTCGCCGCGCTTCGCCAGGTATACGGCGGCCGGCTGTTACAGATCACGTTTGCGTGCGAGGTGAAAGGATCCGGCGCCGCCGGCACCGCGCCCGAAATCGGTCAACTGCTGCGCGCGTGCGGACTCGGCGAAACCGTTTCCGCGTCGACCAGTGTCACCTATGCGCCGGCGTCGACTGGCCTGGAATCGGCGACACTGTATGTTTATGAGGACGGCAAGCGCATCAAGGTGACCGGCTGCCGCGGCAATGTATCCTTCGCGCTCGATGCCGGCGCCCGGGTAATGGCTAACTTTACATTGACCGGCCACGAAACCGCGCAGACGGATACCGCGCTGGCGGATCCGACTTTCGACACCACTACGCCAGAACCGTTTCTCGGTGGATCATTTACGATTGATTCATTTGCCGCGACCATTAACGCGCTTGCGTTCGATCTCGGAATGAACGTCGCGATGCCGACCGATGTCAACAGCGCCGACGGATTCGGCGAGGTGACGATAACCTCGCGAGATATCAACGGCAGTATCGACCCGCTCGACGAGCTGGTCGCGACCGAGGCGTTTTTGGCGAACTTCAAAGCCGGCGCCGAGATGGCACTGACGACCGGCGCGATCGGCGCGACGGGCGGAAATATTCTTACCATCTCAATGCCGGCCGTTCACTATCGCGATGCGTCACCGCAGGATCGCGACGGCCTGGCCGCGCTCGCGCTGCCATTCGGCGCGGCGGAGTCGTCGACCGACGACGAAATATCAATCGCGTTCACATAATGGCAATACGCGCGATCAAAGCAGCGGCGTCGGACTGGTTTCGACCGGCGTCGCAAACCGACAGCGACGACCCGGCCGAATTCAAGGTGCGCGGCCTATCTGGTTACGAGCAGGCAATGATTGCGCCAGAACTGCAGTTTTCATCGCGCGGCGATCTGACTTTCTCGGCGAACGGTCTTTTGATGCTTTTCCGGTACGGACTCGAGGACTGGCGCGTCGTACTCGACGCCGACGGCGAGCCGATCGAATTCGAAGGGCTTAGCCCGCGGCAAATACAGGATATGCTGCATTACAATCACCAGGTCGAAATCGGCACGGAGATTTTCAACCGCTCATTCATCAACCTGGACGATAAAAAAAAATCATAATCGCGGCGGCGATCGCGCTGTCGCCGGATGAATTCAACTGTAAAACTTGCAAGCATCGACACTGTGACGCCGACCGATCGATAAAAGGATCGCGTGGCCCGGCCTCGTTCCCGATGTGGCGGATCGATGACCCGGCCGGCGGCGCCGTTCCCATTTACGAGTCAAACACTTGCCCCTTGCCGGTAATCGATCTCGATACCTGGGATTGGTTTGCACTTTACCGACGATTTGAAAAGGGTATATTGATTACTGCGGGCGGCCTGCAGGAACAGCCGAATAAATACCTAGATGCGATGCAAACCGTCGAGGAACTTTTAAAACATGCCTAATCCAAACCCGACAGTAACGATAAAAGGACGCAATACATCGGCGCAAGCATTCCGGCAGGCGCGGTCAGATATGGACAAGTTGAAAGCCGGCGCGAAGGCGGCCGGCCTGGCGCTGGCTGGTCTGGCCGCGGCCGGCGCCGCGGTAGTCAGTCGCACAGTGGAGCAGACCCGCGGCGTGCGCGCCTATTCCGAAGCGCTCGGAGTTAGCACCGAGAATTTATCCCGGTGGGGTTTCGCGGCCGAGTCGGTCGGCCTGTCGGCGGAAAAGGTCGCCGACATAATGAAGGATTCCGCCGATAAGATCGGCGACGCATACCGCAACAATTCCGGCGAAGCAAAGGACGCTATTATTTCGCTTGGCCTGGACCTGCAGCAGCTCGCGGCGATGTCGCCGGATCAGCAGCTACTTACAATTGCTAAAGCGCTGGAAGGCGTGAAAACGCAAGCGGAAAAGGTGCAGATTCTCGAATCGATCGGCAACGATTTGACCGTGATGCTGCCGTTGCTGGAAAACAACGCCGAGGGACTGCGCAAAATGGGCGAGCGCGCCGACCAGCTCGGCGTAACGCTGACCAGCATCGAGGCGGAGAATATCGACAAGGCCGACGAGGCGATCCGCGATCTAAAAGGCAGCTTCGATGCGATGGGGCAAACCCTGACCGCTTTCGTCGGTCCGGCGCTTGCGGACTGGCTCGAAGATATCCGCGTCAACCTGCCGACCTGGGTCCGTTACGCCGAGGATGCCGTTTTAGATTTCGGCGCGGCAGTTATGGCGGCCTGGGAAGCGATGAACCCGAGCGACATCACCGGCGCCACCAGCTTCGGTGATGCGCTGGTTGAAAATCAAATAATGCTTCGCAAGATGCGATCGGAGATCCGCGCGACGGAAAAAGAGCGGCCAATAACGATTTACGGCGCCGAGGCCGAGCAGGCAGGTATCGACGCGCTCGATAAGCAAAACGAATTGAGGCGCGCGGAACTCGATGCGCAGTATCAATTCGAGGATGAGCGCACCAGGCGCGCGCAATCCGGCGAGCGCGCCCGGCTCACGTTTTCGACCTGGACCGCAAAAGAGCAGACAAAGCACGTAGTAGGCGAAGCGCTCGCGCTGACTCGCGGCGTCGCCGGGCAAAGTAAAGCACTGTTTGAAATCAACAAGGTCGCCGGGATCGCCAATGCTGTAATCAATACGCATGAAGGCATCACGAAATCGCTCGCGGCTTACCCCTGGCCGCTCGCCGGCGCGATGGCGGCATTGCACGCGGCCAGCGGCCTGGCGCAAGTCGCCGCGATCAAGTCGGCTAGCTTTGGTGGTGGTGGTGGAACAGCGTCGCCTGGTGGTGGCAACGGACCAGTCGCGACGCCGCCGTCGGATTTCGCGACGGCGCCGATCACCAACGAACCCCGCGGGGCTACGGTACAGATCACGGTGCAAGGGAATGTACTCGCGAATGACGACTGGCGCGCTGCCATGGTAGAGCAAATCGAAACGGCAATCGACAACGATGAATTAAGGATTAGATAGCATGGCGACTTTTACATATACGGCAAAGCGCAGCATCAAGTCGGGCCATACTCTCGACGTCGATTACGTGATCGATATCGAGCTGATGAGTCTCGACGGCGAGATGCCAAAACCCGAGAAAAAGGAATCGCGCTCGCTCGGCGGCAATACCGTGACCGTTCTACACCGCATCGATACGGAGATTTCCGTCACTACGGACTACATCGAAAGCGACGGCAGCGGCACGCCTGACACCGACGACTTTAGTGAGTTTTTCAACAGCGTCGCCGGCGGCGAGCAGTTTACTTTTAACAATGGCTCGGATCAGACTTGCGAAATGGTATCAATGCCGACCAGGACCAGGACCGGGATAAAGTTTAATTATTCATTCTCGTTTCGGGTGATTGAATAATGCGCGGGTTTTCGTCGCAATTCGAGGATCTGAATGGCGAGAGCGTTATCGAACCGCGCTACGTCCTGGCGCTGTCGTTTGACGACGACTCGATCGCCGGCGCAAACCCGAACCTGTTGACCTATTCCGAACAATTCGACCATGCGGGCTGGTCAGGTGGGGCGACTGTAACAGCGAACACGGATACCGCACCGGATGGAGCAACAACCGCCGATAATATCGAGGATAGCAACGCTGCTGGATACCTGACTATTTACAAGGATTTAACTGGTTTCGACGTTGCCGCGCGCTATACATTCTCGGTTTTTGTAAAAAAAGATTCCGTCGCAAAAGAAACTCGATTCGCAGCGGTCCGGATCTATTTTTATGGGTCAACCGGCGAATCGAATTTTGTGAGGTTCGACACTTCTACAGGTCAATTCTATGTGCAATCGGGCGCTTCGGCTGATCCGGATTCGTATGGAAATATAGAAAACTACGACGCCGACTATTGGCGCATCTCAATATCGGCGGTTTGTGTCGACCAGGCGAATACCGTTATGCGCGTGCAGGTTTACCCGGCAGTTGGCGTTTACTCGGGCGGATGGGGCGACAGTCCAAGCGCAACCGGAGATATCACAATTTTTGGCGCGCAGCTCAGCGAGTCGCCGAGCGCGCTAGAGTATGTGCCAACGACAAGCGCAGCCGTGACGGCTGGCTCGCCGGATACTGATGTGACCTGGCTCACCTCGCACAGCGACGCGCTAGTCCTGCCCGGCGTAGGCTCGGCCGATCGCATCGACTCAGTAATCGAGGCGCGCGGCATATCCGGCACTATGCAGCGGATCACAATGGACACCGGCCAGCACAGCATCGGGTCAATTACGATTCGGGTGCTGGATCCAGCCGGCGCGCTGTCGGATAAGATCAAAGCAAAGCTTGCCGCCGGCAAGGGACTGCGCCGCAAGCGAGTGCGGTTATACATGGGCCATAAGGGCGCGGAGTGGTGGACCGATTACTACCAGGTAATTTTTACCTATATCGTAGATTCTATCGAATACCTCGACGGCGTTTATACGATCAAATGTTCCGATATTCAGCGCTCGATAAAGACAAAAATATTCGATTTGCACCAGGGCGTTTTAACGTCGACCATTGAGGCGAATGACACCTCTATTCCTGTCACCGCAAGCGACGCCTCGACGAAATTTCCGCTTGTGCAGCACGATAGTTCCTACGCAGCGCAAGCGTCGCTCGAGGTGGGCTATATCAAAATCGAGGACGAGATAATCTGTCACTCTGGCTGGAACGGTGGCTATACTGCTCTGACCGTAGTCAAACGGGGCGCGCTCGGTACGGTCGCCGCTAAACATATCGTGACCGCGACCGAGGTGTCGCAACGGAAAAAAGTCGATGAGTATGTGCACTTGCAAATGACCGCGCCAAAATTGATTTATGCACTTTTGACCGGTGTCCTTTATGGCGATAGCGCGACGCTGCCGTCGCACTGGTGTCTAGAGATTCCGACCGAATTCGTAAAACTCGCCGATTTCACAGACATCGGCGTGGATTTATGGGACACCTCAAACAACAAAGGCCGGCGCTTACGGTTTAGCGGCCTAACCTCGATCGAGGCGAAAAAATTTATTGAGGACGAAATACTGCAATGGCTCGGCTGTTTCTCGCCGGTTTACGCCAGCGGCGAAATCGGTCTGCGCCGGATACCGCGCGCCGGACCGGAATCGCCGTATGACGACCATCTTACCGATGAGGCGGACATAGTGAGCTACGGCGCGCTGCGCGATGAAATGAAAGCGCTTATAAACAGCGCACAGATAAAATGGAACTATATTGAAACCCTGGACCGATTTACCCGCGTCACCGGGCGGATCGATGCCGACTCGATCGCGAAACATGGCGAGGCCGAGTTAAAGGCTTACGAATTCAAGGGCGTATTCATCGGCACGAATTCGGACAGCGATGTATTTAACTTTTTCGTGGGGTTAAGTGACAATTTCGCGAGCCCACCTAAGCGACTACAGATCACCGCTTTGCCGCGCCACATCCGGCTTGAGGTGGGCGACACGGTAAGAATAACGGCCGCGGGCATCCGTGATTTCAACGACGCGGCAAGTCTGGACCGGGTTTTCGCCGTCACACAGATGTCGGTCGACTGGATTACCGGCGCGGTTTCGCTCGAGCTATTCGGCGGCGCCGAGAAAACCAGCGCGGCATCGCTTTCCGACTCCGACGTTTTGCAGGATTCGTATTACACCGCGGCCGGGTCGAATCTGAATACAGCGCTAACTATATCGGCCGATAATGTAACCGCGACCGGATCGGTAACGGGCGCCGCCAGTAACAAAAGCGCAATCTATTATCATAATGGCGACCTTACAATTAACGCCGGTGTTACCGTGACGGCGACGCGCAATCAAATCTGGCGGATAAAGGGCTTTCTGACGATCAATGATACAGGTCAGATAGTTGTGCCTGGAAACGCCGCCGACGGCCAGGTCGGCAAATCCCTGACCGGCGCCAGCGTTCGCGCTAAGGTTCGCTGGTTTGTGAAAACGGGCGCCGAGGTAAATTCGAGATTATTTTATTACCTTACGAGCCAGAATTCTGTGGGCGCCTTTCCCGATGGCGTTCCCGTTTTGAATATCTTGAACCCCGACGGATTGTCGATCGAAGGTATACCCGACGACCTGGCCGGTGTCGGCGGATTGACCGGACCGACAGCAAAAATAGAGAATGAAAACTTTGAACATTCCCTATTCAGCCGAACCGCGGCGGGCGGCGCCGGCGCCGAAGGTGGTGGCGGCCTGGTGATTATTTGTCGCGGCATGACGATAGCCGGCGATGACGCTATCGTTTTATCCGGCGCCGCCGGGTCGGCCGGGTCAACGGCCGCCAGTGACGGCGGGACAACGGTCCGCGGACAAACCGGCGCCGGTGGCTTCCCTGGCACGTTGACCGTTTTGATTGACGGCGATTATACAGCGCCGATTTTTACTGCTGACAATGTCACAGCCTTGCGCGGAAACCAGGACGCGCCCGGCAGCGTCGATAAATTTTTGCCCGCGTCGGGCGTTCGCCTTGGCGATGAGGCGTATGGTCAAAACGTCGGCGGCGATACGCTCAACTATTACCAGGCATGTACGCGGGTGCAATACATCCCGCCACCAGTCGAGCCTTTCGAATGGTCCGACGAGGACGAGCGCAAGCAAACACCGAATACACCGACCTATGAGCGCGATCTAACCGGCCTGCAGCTCGACAACTGGTTCGAGGTTCTGACCGGCGTCAATGCAGGGTTCGGCGGCCTGGCCTATGGGGTAAGCGCGACAATTCCCGCGGGTGCTTTCGTTATGGTCGGCGAGTCTGATGGATCGAACTCAAGAATATACAGCAGCTCGTCGGGCGAATATTGGCTGAAACGATCAAATACGTTAGGAAATCACCAGCTATTTGCAGTGGCTTTTGCCGAGGATCTTTTTGTCACGGTCGGCGGATCATTCGGCGGAGCTGTGATCGCTACCTCGCCGGATGGGTCGACCTGGACAAGTAGAACAATGCCAGGAACAGAAACACGGTTTGATGTGGCGCACGGTGCCGACGGTAATTTCGTCGCCGTCGGTAATGACAGCGGCGGCGGCGATGTTCTGATCTGGTATTCGACCGACGGTATAACTTGGAGCGAAAATAATATTGGTGTGGTAGCCGGCGCATCTTCGAATGGCGTCGCTTATGGTAACGGGGTATGGGTCGCCGTCGGGCGAAGTGACGGCACTCGACCGAGAATTCATACTGCCACCTCGCCGAGCGGAACATGGACGAAACGCACGCCGCCTGCGCTCGATGAACACTTGCACTCCGTCGCCTATGGTAACGGGGTATGGGTCGCCGTCGGATCGGGCGACCCGGTAAACAGCATCCCGCAAATTTATACCTCGATAGACGACGGTGTTACCTGGGTGCAGACGCTTGATTTACCCGATGAAATACAGGGCGATCGCGACTTGAATCGAGTGCGATTTATAAATGGCAAGTTTTTGATGGTCGGCGACGCATCGGCACAGGGCTTATCAATGATCGTTTCGACACCTGACGGACAAACTGATTTCAAGGTGCACCGAAACCCGAAATATTTCGCGCTGACCGATATCCTCTATGCCGAAGACATATATGTTGTGAGCGGCGAAAATTTCGGCGGATCAACAGAGGCTTATATTCTGCGATCGGTTCGCCGATGAATCGACGATGCCCGCCAATTAACCGCGCCATTTAACCCGTTTTTTGCTCGGACACCAGAAAACCAGCATCAAGCTAACCTCGATTGCTATCGGGCGCGCTCATTTGGCCGCCAAGGCGCCGCAATCGCCTTGTCCCGCGTACCACTATGGCACCGGACCGGAGATCGTCGCTTAAAACGCAAATAAGAGCGTCTGAGCGTATTTAGGAAAATTCGCTATTTTGCTCTATTTTTGTCACATTACCGAAAAGAGGGAGCCGGCATTGTGGATGAATGGCAGCAAATTATATATCGGTCGCTGAACCAGCCAGAATGGCGCGGCGTTCTTCATGTTTCGCTGTTTGTTTTTTCGGTAACCGAATTCCTAAAAAGAGCATGGCGCCGAATAGGGTTTTTTTACAACTACGCGGATGTCTGGTTTTTGGCGACCTTTGTCGGCCTGCTCGGTTCTTTTTACCTTTGGCCGCCCGATTCTAATATCCCCTGGTTTATTGCGGGCCTGATCATTTCCGGCGCGGTATCGTTTGCGCACCGATTTATTTTGATCGCGATCCGTTGGAGATTTCCCGAGCTGGGCGCGATTATCACCGGCGACAGGCGGATCCGAAACGATGGTCCGCCGAATGGAATCGAGCGCCGGCGGCCAGTCGGGCGCCGGCGATAGGTATCGATCGGCAATACTGCCCCGGCGGAGCTCCGCCGGTACCGGGCGGCACCGGTATCGCCATTTAATACCCTGAAAATTCCCGCTTGCGCACCAGTTAGGGCTGGTCTATATTTTTCGCGTCGGCATTGGGCGGCCGTCGATGAAACCTTGCCGCCCGTTTGCGTTTCACACGGTTTGTTACCCTGGTAACCCGAACAATGCCGGCACCTAATTCCACAACTCGCGGGCGGCGATATGAAAAACAGAACCTTTCGACTTTTGACAGTCAG